ATGCAGCTCCATCTCTTCCATTGTTTTAGGAAGATCAATAGGAGGTATATTTGTTTTTGATATATTTAATCCTGTAGTTTGCTGTACCTCCTGTATTATATCTTGACCAAACATATCCATAGCTAGATTACTAGCATAGTCTGTTCTCTTCTTTATAGATGCTGGATCATTAGCATATGCTTTAATGTCATAATCTTTATTAGATATACCGTTAGTTAGTATATCTACAAACTTCGAAAGTATTGGTACTGGCTTCCAATCTAAATTAAGATAAGACAAATCTCCATTAATAGATAATTCATCTTTATATTTTTGCGTTGATTGTTCTCCTCTAGCATAAAGTCTACGCGTGTGGTAGTTATTAAAAGAGGTTAGATATCTATTTCCATTAGTTCTACCTTGTGCAAACCACTCTGACTGTATAGCGTCAGCAACCTTAGAACCATACTCAATACTTAATTTTTCCTCCAAAGGTACTACCTGATTGGGAAACGCACTATTAGCATTATAATTTATATTCATTTACTTTATAATTTTAGAAGCAATACCGGTGTTATCATATTTTTTTATACCTAAGTTATAGGATATAATTTCTCTTTTTGGTATAGGTCTATATCTATTTTTGTTGCAAGCCATTAACGCTAGCCCAGAGCTAATAGATGCATCATGTTTGGTTCTATTGTTTATATTAAATCTACTCCAGTCATTTAAGGTTCTTTGAAAATACATGTCACCATAACCTTTTTCTTGTAAACCTACAAAACTTTCTATATAAGTTTCTATAGCAGCAGCGTGTGCTTGCTTTATGTCTTCACTTGAGTTTGGTATACCACCAATGTCTCTTTCTGTTACTGACAATTTGTTGTAGATTTTATCTGGTCTGTTCATAGAAAAACCTCTATAACCTCTACGTTTAAAATGGTATAACAGTCTTGGCTTATTGTTTTCACATAATATAGGCATGCCATAGAATACACAAGCCATTAAAACATCTTCAAAGAATATCTCAGCTGTCTGAGGCCTAGCTATGTATTCTAAGAAAAAATGATTAGGCGGAACATCTAACATGCTAAAACTAGTTAAACCGTGCAAAGCTCCATTAGAACCTCTACTGTCAACAGTACCTGATATATCGTAGCTATCACAACCAAAAGCACCTAAGCCATCATTACCTGGATACTTAACGCCATTCTTTACTATTACACGATTTTGTAGGTTTTCAGGTGGAACCCAAGTAACTAAAAATCTTCCGCTATTATTTGGAACAAAAATAACACTAGTATCTTTGATACCATCTCTCCATTGAAAGCTGCCTTTAGTAACTAAAGAGCTGTGTTTTAAATCACCATTAAAATCTATTTGCTCATATATCTTTGTCAAGTTGAACAGCGACTGTTTTGCTTCGTCTCTAAAAGCGTGATCTTCTGTCCTAGGAAACTGTCTATAAAATTCGTTTAAAGCGTCTTGATCTCCTTTTAAACCATCAACTTCATTTTGCCAATACTCTATGACACCTAGATCTATAACATCTCCTTGTGGCCCAATAATTTCTTCTTCTGGTGTATCGAATACAGGTACGCCATGAGCATCAATGTATCCTTCGTAGTTCCATTCCATAGGTATGAACAAAGAATAGAGTCCTGAGCGAGTTTGTCCGTTGCGGTTTCTTTTCGTAACATCTGAGTCATAGTAAAGTTTTTTAAAGTTTTCACCACCTTTGTCCAACGCATTACATGTTGAACCCATCATACACTTACCTATAACTCTACTACCTAATCTAAGCGTTGTTTTTGTAACCCTCCAGTTGTTGAGGATGTTGTTTGGTTTTTCCCACTTACCTGATTCGTCGTGGACGAGGAGTTTGAGCTTCTCACCATCGTACGAGTTGTCGCCTGTGTTTTTCCAGTCGATCGTGGTGTCAAGACCTGTGATCTCTTTGACTGATTCATTGGTTTCAAGTTTCTTACGTGTAAACTTTGAGGCTGGAACTCTGTATGCGAGCTCGGTTTTTGGCCTGTCCATTCCGTCTTGTATTGGTTTGAAGAAGAACGGGTAGTTGACTGATATCGGTACAACCTTGTCTGTAAACATTGATTTTGCATCAGGACCTGATTTGGACAATATCCCGTAGCGTGAATCCGAGGATATAGTTGCAAGGTTGACAGTCTCAGCTGAGGACATAAACGAGAATCCTGATCTACGGTTTTTAAGATAACACATTCCATAAGACCGTTGGTCTGCTTTGCATGCTTCCCAAAATATAAAGAACAATCTATTTGCTTCTCGAAAGTCTGGCTTCCCAACATCAATTTTGGACCACTGCAGGTACATAAAGTGAGTACCAGTAATGTAAGTATCCAGATCCTTATTATTGAACCAAAAACCTTGTTCTCTTCTAGTAAACTCTTTATCAATATAATCATACCATTTTTCTTTGAAATCTATAGGGTAGTTTTCCCAATCAAATATTGTTTTAATTTTCTTTAGCTCATCCGGTAATTCTGTTCTCTCCCAAGACTTTGATTTAAACTTAACAACATCCTTAGGTTTTGGTAACGCGATCTTTAGGTTTTGTATATCATATATTTCACCTATCTCTCCTGTCTTACTTATAACAACAACGTCGTGTTCCTTGTTATAACCATACTCCCACTTCTTATACCTGTTATTCTTTTTTATTATATGAGGTTTAATGTGGTCATCTACTATCTTATATAAACTTTGAGTATACATTATTTAGACCTCCCTTCTGCAAAACCTTTAAAAGTTTTTTCTTTACTTTCTCTAGGCTTTTCATTTAATATAGTCTCCTCTTCTTGTATGCGCTGTAGTATTTCAAAAGCATCGAATATAGCTAGCTTTTTAGTAGCCGCTGCATTTTTTAATCTGTCTGCTGATATGTCGTCATCTGAATCAACTATAGCTTCTTTAGCCACCTTTATTAATTCTTCAACTGCTTTCTGCCCAGCTAGGATTATATTCTTCTTCGTCTTCTTTATATCCATGTTCTAATAAAATATCATTTGATTTCATACAATATAAACGTTCTCCGTCTATATTAAACTCCCATTTAGACCCAGCTTTAAATGTCACTATATGCCCTGGAGTTATTCCTAGCTCTTCTAAGGAGCTATTACCTATTTTTAGTATACCAATATTATTTGCTTCTTTATTGTTCACTAGAAGCTCTGTTTCTTTAATTGGCATTATAAAACAACGGTCATTTATAGATCGCCATTTATCTTTTCTTTTATATAAGTATACTTGGTCAACACTTGCAAAGTACAAATCATCTTTAAAATAAGATCTACTATTTGTTTGCTTACCTTGCATGTTATAAAATCTTCTAAAAACGTTTTGATGTATTACAACTATATCACCCTGTTTAACAGGCGTTGCAATAGCTAGAGGTGTTGATACTACTTCAGCAAATCTATTTACAAATTTCCAACCTTCTATTTTAGTATTTAAAACTAATTCAGTGTCTCCTATTTTTTTTGTGTTTGCATATCTATCACCTACCGGCTTAACGATAAAATCATATACACTCTTCATTAGTACTTTATATCATACTCTATAGATATAGCCATGTTAGAATTAAACTTCTTCCATGGCAATACCTCTTCGTTTTTCTTAATGTAAATGTTATATGATGAATCTTTATCCTCTAGTAGAATATGAGATATAGTGTGACCACCGTAAACCTCTTGACCTACAGAGTAGTGCATAGCATCATTTTTATAATCAGCACCTATGCTAATTTTTCTTATGACATTATCCATCCTGCTCTATTTTAGTGTACGTACCATCTTCTAAATTAATATTGATAGCTCCGTACTTTCCTTCAAGATCGTTTTTTACTTCTTCTATATCTTTGTTTAGAGCGGCTACTTTATGAAGCAGTCCGTGCTTTTGAGTTTCTAAAACTCCGATGTTAGTTAGAACTTCATTTAATTCTTTTTGTTGTTCTACTACTTTCTCTAATTCTTTGTCTTCTATTTTGTTCATTTGATTTAATTTAATTATTACTTTGAATTTTTTTAGCTTTCTCCCAGCTACGACCTACAAAATAAGCACCGTACACTGTTACTAAAAGGGTTTGAAATATTGGTATATACTCTTCCGCTATTTTAAATTCCCCTACATTACCATCAAAAAATGCACATAAAGTAAATATAAACGTTAAGTATATAAGAACCATAGGGCGTATATTTTTCGATAGCACACTGTCTGACGCCATATCTGACTTCCACCTTTCAGTTACTTGCGACTGGGCTTCACTGTCTGCTTTCTCTAGTATTTCAACCATTAGCCTTTTGGCTTCAAGTTTTTCTTCCTTGGTAGTTGTAAGCTTATCGATGACGCCACCAACTTCTTTGATGACGCCACCAGTAAGCCATTGAATTATTTTGTCCAATGCTATTTATTTAATTTTATTTCTAATACTTCTTTGCCGTTTGGAAAAATGTAATCATATCCTGGATACATTATAGTAGCATACCCTCTGTCGTCAATACCTAAAACCTTATGCTCAACACCTTTCATGGTAATCTTGTTACCAGCTATTAAGTTAGATTTTTTATTTACGTCAGGACTATTTTTTAAATATCCTTTTTTTGAGTACATTATTGTCTTGGTAAGTATGTTGACTTTCTCATAGAGCTACCAGACTTTACGTCTGTCTTTTGTGAAGACTCTTTATAGGCTTTTCTTCTTCTTTTACTTTCCTCCTCGCTGATGCCAGATGCAGAAGGGTCAGTATTTTTGTTAAAAGTTGTTACTGCTCTTAAGTTGTGAGGTAAACCACCTACTTTATCAGCAAACTTAGCATACCCAGCGTTAGCATTAACATTTATTTTGTATGTTTCACCGTTAGCAGAAGTCGTTGTTATGTCAACTCTTTCTCCACTCTTAACATCTTTCATTTGAGCAGGTCCATTTTTCATTATGTCAGCTACTTTAGCCGCTCCTTTTTGGTAACAGTTTTTTCTTCCAGGTCCAAACTTCTGAGAGTAACCCATTCTTGAAGCACCTACACCATCTTCAGCATAATCAGGTACTCCATTTTTATTTGCGTCTGGCTTTTTTTGAGCTGGGCCTTTTTTATACTTAGCCGCTCCTTTTTGATTTGCAATCATTTCTTTTCCTGCAGCAGCTGGATCCTTAGCCGTCATGCTACCACCGTCTTGATTTGATTTCATTTTCTTTGGCGCTCCAGCTTTCTTGGTTGTAGCGTCATATTTCATGTTTTTAGGCATATTGTTTATTTATTAACGTTAATTCTTTTTAATATGTATACTTCTCCCGGAAATGTAGAATATGTACTTGAAATTGTATTATCATCTAATAATTTATACTCTATTCTAGCTGCATACCCGTTATCTTTGTTATGTATATTTGTAGTTAATTTACTACTTGTTTGTTTTAATATATTTTCTTTTAATGTCTTTAACTCGTCAAAGCTAGTGTTTGTTATTGAAAGAACAGAATATTCACTTGCTAAAATAGTAGTTACATATGTTGTTCCTTCAGACTTCCACATACCATTAAATTTCTCTTGAGCTTTAAGGCTTAATGAGGATAGTGTAATAAATAATGCAATAATTAAGTTTTTCATATAATTGGATTTAATTGTTATTCTTTATTATATGATTACACAAAATATTAATAAGCTACTTTTTTTCAGCGGCGTACGCTGCTTTTTCCCAAGGACCTTTACCTGCTTGCATAACAGAGTAGTCATATTCTTTTCCTTTGAACATAACTTTACCAGCACCAACATTGTAATCTAGTTCACCACTTTTAAATTGGTCAACGTGTACTTGTTCATGCGCTATGGTATTGTCTAGTTCTTTTTTACTAGAATCTTTAACAGCATCTTTGTTTAAAATAATAACTCCGTTTTTAGGTGTTCTTGCAAATACGGGGTCATCACCCATATCTCTTTCAAACACAGATGTACTCATTTTATTGAGATCAAAAAAAGGTTTTATATTAAATGCCATTCTTGTTTCTATAAGGAAATTTGTTATTGAACCACTCTTGTCTGTTATTACAACCACAATTGATATTAAGCCCGTCAGAGACAATGTCAACGACGTGCTTAATACCTGTTTTATGTGTGAAGTTAGCTATGCTATCTCCTAGTCCTTTGGATTTCATCGTCATCTAGAAACCATCAAACGGTGTCCAGATTACTGAATCAATTCCTCCAAAGTTGTTCACAACTTCTACTACCCTACCGCCCGGGTTTGAAGTTAAAGCAGCGTTGATACCGTCTCTTAATTTATCAGCATCTGCGGTTGTACCTGTGTTTGTTACAATAGTAAAAATTTGTGATGTCCCCGCACTTGGGAAATCCCTGGTTAGGTTGCTGTTCATGACAATTTGAACATCACTCGAGTCTCGTTTCACGTACTGAATTTGATCTGCATTCAATACTAATTTCCCGCCAAGGGATTGAGGTGCTCCGTTGATAACTAATCTTTGTGACATAATTTTTTGTGTTTTAGTCGTTTATATTTGTTTATGTTTGTTTTAGGTTTGTACAGTCCTATCTGTTTTTATTGTTCTGTTGGTGGTACTTCCGCGTTTCTAGGATAACCATAAAAACTATGGGCTGAGTTATCTGCTGGATATACTGCATAGCTTCCAAAATCTAAAGTAACACTATCCTGTACCATAATATCAATAGCAAATCCTGGATAGTAAACAGCTGGTGTAATGATATTACCCTCATCATCGTAAGTCGCTGGTATCTCTACAACCTTACCGATATAAACAACCGCTGCCGTAGTAGGTGCAAATACATTCTCTCCCTCTTGTTCTACCAAAACACCTATATTTAAAAGGTATTCAGTTCCTTGCTCTTTGGTATCAAATACCGCTTTGTATATTTTCATTATATTGTTGTTAATTCGGTTAATTCCTCATCGCTTAAAGCCTCTTTCCAAACTGCAACTGCTTTGGTTTTGCCGAAAAAGTCATAATTACTACCCCCTTGATTAAAGTTTAATTTATTAAGTGTGTTTGCTGGATATGCAGACCCACTTAATTGCTCTTGTTCTTTTACTCCGTTGATATAAATTGAAAAACTATTTTCTTTGTATTTTAGTGCTACTTTATTGTAATCTAAAATATTTGATAATGTTATAGTATCATCAAACACATTAGAATTATTAACTCTTACAGTAAACTTCATTTTATTAGAGCCACTTGTATAAAATATATTTATCCTATTATCAGTGTTTCCATCTTGAGATAAACTTATAATTCTTGCTGTACCATCATCACTTAATGCTGCTATCTCTGCATACAAAACCCCCTCTGTTGAGTTTATACTTGCTAAACTACCGCCATTGGTGCATACGTCTTGGTTACGTGTTACTGATGTTCCCTCCGTTGGTATGTAAGATGTGCCCGTTCCAAGTTCTGCTTG